TTAGTACAAGAAGTAGCAGTGGGTAATCCAAAGCTACTCAAGCAGAGTAACTCTAATTCTGGATCTGGTTTAAGACCTGGACAAGGTTCTTTCACTGGTGCATTAGACGAGGCAGTACCAGATTACTCACGTGATCCGGCAGCTTTCAATGCATGGGCTAATAAAAATGGCCTAGGCAAAGGAGTTGGTCTCAAAGGTCTAGGTGTAACAGCGAGTGTATCAAGTTCAAGTCGCAAAGTACTCTGAGCCAACTAAAATTTTAATTAAAGGAAAATATCATGGCATATGTATTAGGCGGTCCTAATAATGAAGGCGATGGCTTCACAACAGCTATCAGTAACTTCGCTCTACGTGCAATGCACGAATCTAACGGTCTAGTTAATTTCACTAACGTTGTTGCACCTACACAAGGTCAAACATTCTTAGTACCTAACTTTGCACCTATCACGTATCAAGACTACAATGCTAACGGCACTGGTGGTACATTTGGTACAGGTAACGCAGTTGTACAAAACCCATCATTGGGACAAGGTACAATTACAGCAACTCCAGCAGTTGCACAAACAGCGTTCGATATCTTCTACGGCTGGACAACTTCATTCACATTGGCTGCAACGCTTGGTGCTGAATTAGGTGAGAGTTTCGCTGAAAAAGTTGACCAACGTGTTACAGCGGCATTCTTGAGTTTCAAAGCAACTCCTGGTAACACATTCTATACAGCAACTCCAGCTGACGGATTTGCACGTGTTCTACAATTAGGTGCTATGGAAGTTATCGGTGCTACTAACACTAGTGGTACATGGACTGATGGTTTCACATCAAACAGCATTCTTGACTGTATCCGTTTAATCAAGCAGAACTTTAAAGTCGCTCGTATGCCTGGCACTCCAGTCATCGTTATGGACAGTAATGGTGATGCACAAACACAATCAGCCTACACTGGTGGACAAGTTGGTTCTAGTTTGAATCGTTTGTTAGCTGAGTTAACTGGTGGTGCAGTATCACAATCTGGTGGTTCTAACCTATCTGCTCTTGGTAACGAATTGTTATCAACAGGTAAGATTGAAAGTGTTTATGGCTGTATGGTAATGTTTACTACATTCTTGCAAAGTGCTTCACGTACTGTTGTTGGTCAAGCCAGCTTACCAGTACTAGTTGGTGCATACATGGGTGACAGCGCAATCTTTACAGTAATGAAAGAAGGCTTGCAACTTAAGACTGGTGAAGTACCAGGTGGATTGCAAATTTGGTTGACTGGTGTCGGTTACTTCGGTTCTGGCGTTGGTGACTTACGTCGTGGTGGCGCAATTAACATTCTTCAAAACTAATTTGAATTAAGTCTAGGAATAATATAATATGTCAGTACCATATCAAAGAATCTCAAACGCAACAGTCGAGGACATTCAGTTCTACGATCCGGCAGCGGAACGCAGAGCGGCAGCACTCGGTGTTGATTGGGCTCCATACTTTAAAGTTGGTAGTCAGGAATGGCTATACAAATTAGAGTTTGGATGGTGGCAGAAATACTGCGACACCGTGCTTGGTGCTTACTATTATGCTAATCTGCCAGATGGTCAATTGATCTCAAGTTTCAACCCAAGTCTGCTCATTAAAAACGATCAGACATTAATTCGCTTAGACACATTCGGTGCCATACTAGTTTTTTACCAATCACTAGTAACCGATGTGTCTAACATGAATGAGGTTGATGTTCAAAATTATGAATTCGCACAAAAGCGTTGTGATGATGAATGGACAAAAGCATTGCAGTTGATGAACTTCTATGATTTATACATGGATAGTCCACAAGGACCAACGACAAAACTTGAAGAAAATTGGACAGCGGACGTTGATTATTTCAACGGTGATAGGAGATATTTCTAATGGCTGTAGCAACTTACACTACACAGAATGGACCCACAGTCTCTCAAATGGAGATCATGGATTCATTGCGTTTAACTATACCATCAGCATGGAACATTCCGATTTATGACGAATTTCCTAGTGATATCAGTATGGTTAGATTTGGTTTGTATGTAAGTAATGTTATTACTAGTGAAAGAAGCGTAAATCAATTGGGTGTACAATATTGTGGATCAATCTACAATGCTACAGATACATTTACAATTAACTATGTTTCATTTCAACAAGACCCTTACGAATCACAAGTTTGTAATATTGTTGGAGATTTAGTAACAGCATCAGAATTAGGAATACAATTGATGGATGGGTACTTTCAAAGAACCTATAATCAAGAACTATCATATGGTCCAACAAGAGCGGCAATACACACCTGGACTTTTCAATTAACAAGAATAGAATTTAATACGCCTAACTAAGGAGAAATCAAATGGCAAGAATTACAGTAAACACAACAGGCACTCAACCAATACTATTGGTTAGTGCAAACATTGCAAACGTTGACGCAAATAGTTTGGCTGTTACTTGTTTGCAAGATATCACTGTTACAAACTCAACAGGCATTTACTCTTATACAGACTTCTGTTCAACAGATATGAATAAGATTACTACACCTGCTGACAATGAAGTTAGTACTAATATGGTACTAGATGGAACAGTATATTTTGGCAATGCAAGTGCAACAGCTAACACAGCACCATTCTATGGTGTTGCAGGCTTAAGCGAAAACAAAGTAAACATTTCATGGAAATTGTATTTGAATGGTAACGCTAACGGCGCATTCTATTACACTGGTACAGGTTATGTTTCTAGTCTAGCACCAACAGTTGCTCCAGAGAATCCAGTATGGATCTCTCCAATGAGTATCGCTGTTGATGGCGCTATTACTAGCGGTGTTGTTTAATTAATTAAACAAATACAAGAGGGGCTTCGTGCCCCTTTTCTTTTAAGTGAGGAACAAATGACCCAAGAACAACATGATGTATGGTTAAAGACCACAGAAGAAAAACTAAGAAGTTTAATTGCTGATGAAGCAAAACAAATGCCAATGTTAGATAACATGCAGGCAACAATTAAACAATTAAAAGCAAAACAACAATTTCGTCTAGCATTACTAAATCAATTACTAGAAGATGAGATTGACAAAGAATAAATACAATACAACAATTTAAAGGAAATTAACAAATGAATATTACAGAATTAGCAAGTGTACCCAAACTAATCGAAATCACATTAGATGATGATGCATTGTTTGAGAAGTATGGCGACACAATCACATTTCACACATATGACATTGTAGGCTTGAGTACATACTTTGAGTTCTTCAATGCTCGTTCAGACCAACAGTATGAACAACTAGACAAGATGATTAAGAAACTTATTCTTAACGATCAAGGTAAACCTGCATTACAAGCCAATGAAGATTTACCCATTGACATTGCCGCAGCCGCAATTAATAAGATTGGTGAAATCTTGGGAAAGTCACAAAGCAAGACATCAACCCCGACGAGTGGAGAACAGCCAAAATGATTATGATAGGTCGTATGGCTAAAGAGTATGGTATGTTGCCAAGTCAAATTGAGCGAGAAGCCACTACATACGACATTATGATAACAGATGTTCTTGCTACATACGAAAACTATCAGCAACAAAAAGCCAGTGGTAAAGTTGATCCAAGTGTTTATGAGTTTAGTCAGGCTGAGTTAGAGAGTATGATGGAGAAAGCAAATGGCAAGTAACATAGTTGACAGATTAAACAAAGTGTTAGGTACATTGAACAGTCAAAATATTGCCAAAGAGGCATTTACAAAGTTTGTTGATGTAACACCTATTGCAAAGAAAAATGGTGGCAATGCAAAACGCAGTACCAAATTGCAGGGCAACACTATTAATGCAGACTATGCTTACGCTAATGTACTTGATAAGGGTCGTCACATGACAACTAGAGGTTTGCGTGGTAGTGAGCAAGCTCCAAAAGGTATGACTGAGCCTACAATAAAACACATAAGAGATTACGTCAGGCAAAAGCTAGGCGTTATAATAAAATAAGGACGAACAATGGCAACCATTGACAATTATAAAATTCAAGTTGATGTACAAGGTCAGCAAGCAGTTGATAAACTAAAGAATAGTCTTGGTGGACTAGGATCTACAATTGCTGGCATTGGTTTCGGTGCGTTTATAGCTGGTGCAATACAAGCCGCTGACGCTATGGGCGATGTAGCAGATGCAACTGGTATAGCTGTTGGTCAAGTGGGTGCGTTAGCAGACAGTCTTAAACTGGCTGGTGGTAATGTTGAAGATGTTGGTAAGTTACTTACTACATTCTACGTTAACATAGAACAAGCCGCAAGTGGTAGTGAAAAGGCTCAAGACGCATTGGGTAAAGTTGGTATAAAGTTAAATGATTTAACTAGATTAAGTTCTGGAGAACTACTAACACAAGCCATAAAGCAATTGTCAGAAATGGATGCTGGTGCCGCACGTACAGCAGCCGGTATAGAAATATTTGGTAAAGCATTTAGAAACATTGACCCAGCTAAATTACAAGCAGTTTTTGAAACTAAAGATATTAATAAGTTCCAAGCTGAACTTGAAAAAGCTGGACAGATTATGGATGCATTAGATGCTAATTTTGGCACATTGCAAAAAGCTGTATTAACTAGTCTTACACCATTGATCGGTGCAACAGACGATTTTAGATTATCATTACAACAAGCAGAAACTATAGTTAAGACATTAGGTGCAGTGTTTGCAACAATGTTTGCAATTAAAACAGTTGGCACAATCATTGAAATTGTATCCGCTATTAGATTATTAACTACAGCATTAAAAGGCACTGTCATTGTTCAGACAGCATTGACAGCATTGAGTGGTCCGAGAGGATGGGCTATCATTGCCGCAGGTGCAGTAGCCGCCACAGCCGCAGTTGTTGGATTGAATAAAGCATTAGGTGATACTAATAGTGAGATGGGAACTGCAACCGGAGAAACACCAGGTACTAATGCTCCGTCTAAAAAGCCCGCAGTTGCAACAGCTAGTCTGTATACCAAAGAAGAACAAAAGGCTAGAGATCAAGCAAGAATTACTGCACAACAAACAACAATGCAAATGAAGTTGCAGAATGATGAAGCCAATAAATTGCGTCAAATTACAATCGATACAATTGGAATGGAATCTAGCCTAGGTGGTGTAATTAAAAATAATGCAGATATCAGAGCTAAAACAGCAAATGATATTAAAGACTTAGAAGGTAAAATTCAAGTTGAGCAATCTAAAGGTCGTGGAACTAATCAAGGTGTTATTACTGAATTAGAAAAACAAATTGGTCTAAAGAAAGATCAATTAACTGCTACATTGGCATTGAACCGAGCAGAGTACGAAAGAAATATAAGATTGCAAGAAGTAACAACTGCAATTCAAACAGACGCAATGTTAGCAAGCCGTCAAAAAGATTTAGACTTAATGCGTCAACAAATTGAGTTTGGTACTGCAATTACATTAGAAGATCAAACTCAATTGAAGTTAATGGCTTTACAGAATGAAGAAACTAAGAAGCGTATTGACTTAACTAAAGAATTAAAGTTAGCAGAGCAAGCCGGCAATCAAGTCGCTATTGATGACATTCAGTTAAGAATGTCTGAAGATACAAAGTATTATCAGCAACGCAGACAACTAGAACAAACAGCCTACGATGTACAAATTGCTCGTAGAAATGATAGTGTAGCAGGTGCTAAGACAGCAATGGAATCTATTGCAAGAAGTATGGATCCATTTATGTTAGCGCAGAATGCAACTACAAGTATGTTCAATAACATGAACAGTGCTATAGATAATTTTGTTACAACTGGTAAGTTTAAGTTTGGTGACTTTGCCCGTAGTGTTATACAAGACTTAGCAAAGATGGCATTGAAAGCGCAAGCAACTAAACTGTTTGGTAGTATGTTTGGTAACGCCGGAAGTATATTTGGTAATTTATTTATGGCAGAAGGTGGACCAGTTAAGGGCAATCAACCATATATCGTTGGTGAAAAAGGTCCTGAACTGTTTGTACCACCAGGTGCAGGTAAGATCATACCTAACAATCAAATGGGTGCAAAAGCAAGTGCAGGAAGTATGGGTAATGCACCAATAACAAACACATATATTACAAACAATGTTAGTGCTATCGATAGTAAATCAGTTGCAGAATTCTTTGCAACAAATCGTAGAACAATGTTAGGTACAATGCAATTAGCACAAAAAGAATTACCATATGGTAACAGATAAGGAATAATATGTCAGGTTTACAAACAATCGTAAATTATTGTAATGGAATAGATGTTAACCGTCGCAAGACAGTTGGCATTCAATATACACGAAACGAAATACCTAGAGTGAGTCAAACTCCTACACGCAATCCATGGCATCTTACATTAGATATGCCTAATAGATTTCGATATAGTCAAGCACGTGCATTAATGGAACAATTAGATACATTAGATCGTATTACTCCACAAATTGTTACATTCAGCAATCTACCCGCACAAAGCTGGATATTTAAATATCAAGGTGCATATACAACAGGACAAATAACTTCAGGAGTTACAGTTACTAGTTTTGTTGGAGATCAATTAACATTAAATGTCACTGGTTTACCAGCAGGTGCGGGTACAGTATTATTTGAACCAAACGATTTGATACAGATTGGTGGCTTAGATGAACATCCTTACCCATTCACAAGCACAACACAAGTATTGCGTGGCAGTTCTGGTTCAGTTGTTGTTACAACATCTAGACCAAATATCATATCTGCCTCAGTAGTTGGTGAAGGTATCATCGTTGGTAATAACTGTCAGTTCAATATGTTCTGCCCAAATATGCCAACATATAAATTAACAGTTGGTGGTTATATTGGTAATGGTACAACAACAACTAACAATGCATTGCTAGAGTTTAGCGATAGCTTTGAGCTATATGAGTTCGTTGGTACCGCGTGAAATATTCAAGTGTAAGAGATGCATAATAAATATCTTAAAGGAATTTGTATGCCAATTAAAAAAAGATTAGATTATAAAGAACGACACAAATATGCATGTCATAAAAGTAAAGCAAAAGCAAGAGGAATAGAATTTAATCTCACATATGAAGAATGGTGGGAAATTTGGCAAAAGTCAGGAAAATGGGAAAAACGAGGAGCAGGTATGAATCAATATGTAATGAGTAGGTATAATGATAGTGGTGCATATGAATATAAAAATGTATTCATTCAGCCTGCCTCAGCAAATAAAAGAGAAGGTAATCTTGGAAGAAAGATTCCAAGAACATCTGAACATCAAAAGAATCTTACTGAATCATTGAGAAAAGCCAACCTTATTGCATGGAATAAAGGTAAAAGTAATCCAATCGCCGCTATTAATGGTCAAAAAGGTGCTACAAAACAATCACAAACAGTGACTGGAAGAAAAAGAAAATATAATAAAGATGGATCATGGTCATGGTCTTATCCTGAGAAGGTAGAGGCATAATATGGAAGTAATACCAGACGTAGCAGGTAATAAAGCGTTAGTTGTAAACGCTGAATTTGTCAAACTTACAATCTTTAATGACGTTGCTAACACAGCAAATACAACTGTGTATACTTTTAGTAGCGCATACAATGACCAATCGATTGATGGTCAAAACTATACGCCATTAGGTGGACTATTAGCTGTTGGTGTACAACAACGTGACATTCGTGTTACATCAGCAGACACATCAATTACATTAAGTTCCATTAATGGCGATAACATCTTTGCAGTGCTTGGTACAAAGATACGAGGTAGTGAATTACTAATTCTTCGTGGCTTTTATGATGATAATTATAATTTAGTAAATGCTTACCAAAGATTCAGTGGTATTGTTACAAGCTATAACATCAGTGAAGATTTGCAAGATTCAACTAATGATGACACATTTAGCGTAACAATTAACGCAAGTAGTTTTAAAAGTGTGTTAGCAAATCGTGTTGCCGGTCGCAAAACAAATAG